TTTGTTTTTAAAAGGGGGGGTAATTAATTCTTGTAATTTTTCATATTCTATTAATTTTTATCTCCCTCTTTTTTTTTAGTATTATTAATTTTTACTAGGATTATTAACAATTTATAATTAACTTGTACAGCAAAACAAAACATTATGAATTTAAATACAGAAACACAAGACGCAATAGAAATTAAAGATGAGTTAGCATACATACAAAATCATTGGCATAAATCAGGCGAATGGTTATTAACTAACAACCTTAATAAAGTACAACTAAAAACTTTAGATATGGCTTTAGAGCAATTTAAAAAAGGTAATGTAAGTAAACAGGTTTTACTACAACACATAGATTCTCTTATTGATATTAAAATAAATGATAGTAAGTATGGCATCTCCTAACATAGACGAACTAAACAATAGAATAAAACTTTTAGGCAAAAAAGTAAATACTTTGATTAAGTTATGCAATGAACTTAAAAGCGAAAATAAAGACTGTAAAATAAAATTGAGATTAGTTATGAATAAAAACAAAATCACTAACGATAGACAATTAGAAGAACATTTAAAATAAAACAATGAAACAAGGAAAAATAAAATCACTTATAGATACAGGCCAAGAAGTTGGCGATAAATTAAAATATAATGTCTCTACCTATGAGGGAGACAACGGTATAATTTGGATAAGTAAAAATCCACTATGGCAATGTAAAGTAGGAGATGTTATACAATATCAACATAAACGAGATACCACAACCTATAAAGACTCACCAAAATTTGATAATTGGAAAAAATTAAAAAAGGTAGAACAGCCTATGCACGGAAATTATAAGCCAAATAACAATTATGAAAAAAAACCTGTCAATGAATATGAAGCTAGATTAGACACAGGAAGAAGTATATTACTACAGGTTGCTTTTAAAGAAGCATCACAAGCATATATAGCTGGTAAAATAACACAAGATGAAGTGGCCACACTAACAAATAATTACTTTAAAATAATAGATAAATAATATGGAAATAATAGGAACAATAAAACAAATAGGACAAACCCAAGAATTTGGTGCAAAAGGTTTCACAAAAAGAGAGCTAGTCCTTATCACAAAAGACCAATACCCACAAAATATATTAGTGGAGTTTGTAAAAGATAAATGTAGTTTACTTGACACTTATAACACAGGTGATAATATTAAAGTGTCTATAAATCTGAGAGGTAGAGAATGGACAAATGATAAAGGTGAGGTGAAATACTTTAACTCTATACAAGGGTGGAAAATACAATATAACAATGAGGTTACTCTACAAGATCAGAATAAAGGTAGAGAAAGTTATCCTGTACCTAAAGATGACAAACAGTTAGCGAATGACTTACCATTCTAAAATAAAAACTCCTGAATATTATAATGGTAAAAATGGATATACAGCTCGTGAGGTTGTAGAGAACTTTGACCTTAATTATAATTTAGGAACTGCTTGTACCTATATACTTAGAGCATATAGAAAACACAAAACACCTGATGAATGTTTGGAGAAAGCAATAGACCATTTAAAATTTGAATTAGAAAAACTACAGAAAGAATAATGTTAATAAACTTTGGAGACGAGCTAGATAAGGTAGATAAGATACGAAAAGGAATACTCAAAGAAGCTCCAAAGTTAGGGATAGATGAGATAGACAATGTTATTCGATTCAAAAGAAATGTTACTTGTTTCGCAGGACACGCAAACGTAGGTAAGACCTCAATCATAATTTATTTTATGTTACTCTTTGCAATGAAGCATAAAGTAAAGTTCTTAGTGTTTAGTTCTGAGAACGAGCCTTACTCTCTTATAAGAAAGCTCATAGAGTTCAAAGCTGCAAAGCCTATAAACAAAATATCAGAAGAAGAATTAGACAAACATTCCGAGTTTGTTTATGAGCATTTTAAATTTATTGACTGCGAAAAGAACTATGATTACTTAGATTTACTATCTTTATGTGAGGTTGTGTATCCACAATACAAATTTGACTGTTTGATTATTGATCCAATCAACAGTTTAAAAAAGAATAAAGGTATGATGAAATACAGTAATGCTTATGAATATTTATACGAGTGTATGACTGACTTTAGAATCTTTGTAAAGAAATATGATGTTGGCCTTTGGTTAATTATGCACTCGGTTACTGAGGCTTTTAGAAAAAGATATCCAGCTAATCACGAGTTTGCAGGACATCCTTTGCCTCTTGCTATGAGTGATGTTGAGGGTGGGAATGTGTTTGGAAACAGAACAGATGACTTTTATTCTATACATCGTTTGACGCAACACGATAGCAGATGGATATATACAGAGCTGCATTGTAAGAAAATAAAAGACCACGATACAGGAACAAAACCTACAGGATTCGATTCCCCATTATTACTACAAAGCATACCAAACAATGTAGGGTACAGAATAGGAGAACAAAGCGCAATTAATAAATCAGTAATAGAACAGTTAAACTTCCCATTTTGAAAACTCAAGTTGAAAAGGCATACGATAGACATACAAAGTGGTTAGAAATCACTAGGTCTTTCGGAGGTCTTAGAGAAACTGAGGTGCAAGATATTGTCCAGGAATTATATCTACTACTAATTAGAAATACACAAAAGGGTGTGGATTTTAGTTATGGTGATGACATAAACTACTATTATTGTTTTAGAATCTTGAGAGGATTGTATGTTGATCTGATGAGAAAGAAACTTAAATATACTTTTACAGACCTTGAGGGAATACAAATATCTGATACTAATGAGGTAAACTATGTTGAGGCCTACGAGAAGATACAAGAAGCACTAAAACAAATATTTTGGTACGATAGAACAGTATATGAAATAATAGAGAGACAAGGAATAAGTATAAGTGAACTATCAAGAAAGACAGACATATCATACTACAGCTTGTACAATACATATTGTAAAGTAAAATCAAAACTAAAAGAACTAATATGATACATTCTTTATTAAGCAGATTAGGAATTGAAGTTTGGAAGGATGTACCAAATTACAAAGGAGTTTATAAAGTATCTAATTTGGGAAGAATAAAAACTTTTAAATTTAATAAAGTCAAATATTTAAATTCTTCTTACTCTAAAGATTTAAGAAAAAGAGTTAGTTTGTATTTAAAAAATAAAAAAACACAAAAACATACAATTGCAGTTGTAATGGGTATGGCTTTTTTAAACTTTAAACCATCAGGTAATAAACTTGTTATTGATCATATAGATAATAATCCTAAAAATGATTATTTATATAATTTACAAGTTATAAATAATAGAAAAAATGTTACTAAGGATAGAATAAATAAAACTGGTTATACTGGTGTAAAAAAAAATGGTAAAAAATGGTGTGCTCGAATTAATGTTAATAATAAAAGGATTTATTTAGGGACATATAATAGTAAAATAGAAGCTGCTCAAGCATATCAAAAAGAATTAAAAAAAATATGAAATTAGGAGACAAATTAGAATATATAATAAACATCATTACATTTGGAAAAGGAAAGATCATAGCGACTTGGATAGGAAATAAGTTAGGCTACGAGGACTGTGGATGTGATGACAGAAGAGAATACTTAAACAACATAACTAGAAATGGCAAACAAGAAATGGATAAAACTAAATAAAAAAGAGTACGACTCTTGGACAGAATTTAAGTCTGTAAAAAGTAGTAGTATTAATAAAGAGGAACAAGAGCTTATAGCATCTTTACATAGTAAGTATCATCTACACTCATACTATATACCTTGCTCTTGTACCCCTCGACATTGGAATCAATGGATTAACGATATTAATACTATCTACGATAATGGGTTTAGAGACTATAAATAAGTTTGAAAGAACTGTAGTAAGTTTTCTTAATGAGTTTGAGGATTGGGACTTGAAATGGAGCAAGGGAAAGTATGAACACTATGACGCAATAGGTTATACTCCCAAAGGCCACAAGTGCGTGATGGAGATGAAGTTCAGGAACAAATACTACAAAGACAAACTACTAGAAAAGTATAAGTACGATAAGCTAATGGATATGGATAGTGAGATCGTCAAGCTATATTTTGTATCTGACCCAAAAGGTACATATCTATATTGGATTAACTACTTAGAGATGCCACCAATAAAAGAATTATACTGTCCTGACACTACACTATGGACAAAAAAGAAGCTACTTAAAAAGGTCTATCTACTAACAGAAGATATGGCTAGTATTGTACATAAGGTATAGTTATTGCATATTGTTAATTATTTTCACTATATTGTAGAACTATAAAAATAAAACAATGGCAAAAAACAATCACAATCCAATAGAAAATCAAGTAATGGACTATTGTAGAAAAAAAATCCAAAAAGAACAAGAAGTCTTAAACTATGTAGAAAAACATAAATCAATATTGACAGAACTTGGATATGAAATCAAAAAAAAATAATTATCTAGCATATCTGAATGACAACTATTTTTATGAAATAGGATATACAAGAAAAGAAAGTAATATAAAATATATAGAAATGAAAGAACAAAGACAATATCGAAGTAATCAAGGTAGAGACCCAAAGAAAAACGAGGTAACATATCAGACCTTAAAGTTTGCACTTATAATATTCTTTATGTGTTTATGTTTCTTTTTGATGTTACAACAATGGACGTAAAAGCAAAGCAAAAGTTTGAAGCACACTTTAATTATTTAGGTGAGGCTATGACATCTGCATTTGAAAAAGCAAATGATACAAGAAAAAAAGAGATAGGCAACTATATTAAATGTCTAAATGAGATATATGAATACACAAATAACATAGAAACAAAACTAATAAAACAAGATTATGAAAACGATACAACTTTTAGACGGAAACGAGTACAACAAGCAAGACTTGTTAAAAAAAATGGTAGATGATGATTTCTACTATGGAGAGTTATCACAGCTAGTCCTAAGTAGTTCATCTTTAAAATTACTGTTATCAAGTCCAAAAACATATAAGTATGTAACAAAGTATGGTAGTAAAGAAACACAACCTTTAAGAGATGGTAGGCTGATACATATGTCAATACTTGAGCCTGATAAATTCCAAGAACAACTCTTTGTAAATGTATCTAGTAAAAACTCAAAGGCATATAGGGAAGCCAAAGAAAAATACGGATTAGTCTATACAAGATCAGAAAGAGAAAATGCAGAAAGAATAGCTGATGCTTTTCTAAAGAATGAACAAGCTCTGAAATATATAACAGACTGTGAGTTTGAAGTATCTGCAATAGATACGATACACGGATATCCATTTAGAGGTAAAGCAGATGTACTAAGTAGTAAAGGTATCATAGACATAAAGACAACAACAGACATTAAAGGTTTTCCATACTCAGCTAAGAAATACTCCTACGATGTACAATGTTATTTATACTGTCATCTATACAACAGGTCTTATGAAGATTTCACATTCCTGGTTATAGACAAAGGTAGTTTAGATATAGGTATTTGGGAATGTAGTGAGGAGTTTTACTTAGAGGGTAAAAGAAAAACATTAGAGGCGATAGATGTATTTGAAAAGTTTTTTATACAAGGCCACGATTTAGATAATTATATATTACAAGGAATACTTTGAAAAGTTGGTTTTGTTGTTTAATGCAATGGATGAGTGTAATGAAGCCTAAAAATCTTACAAAGAAACAAATTCAATATAATAATAAACTAAGAAAAATATATTTTGTAACAGCAAAAAAGTTTAATCTTCATAAC